TATGATTACCGGCCCCCGTCAGTTTTAACATCTGCGTAAAGCCGGGAATCTTTTGTTCGATATAATCTCTTGCGGTCGCGGCCTTGCCGAGCGTTTCTTGATACGCCCCGCCTAATTCTTCTTTTGCCGCATCGCCCCAGGACTTTACTTCGTTTACGTATTGTTCCTGGAGATTTTTAGCGACCGCTTCTGCTACGCCTTGGGCATACTGGATGCCGTATGTTGCCATGCCGGCTGCCTGTTCTTGCGTTGCACCCATGCCTTTTAAGAGCGTTGTAAATTCTTCGGTGATTTTTTCGTCCGCTTCAAGGCCCGCTTCTTTTAGTACGGCCGTAAAGTCGTACGATTCAGGTACTTGCGGAGTGGTGCTTTCGCCGTCACCACCTAAGGCGGTCTGGGTTTCCTTACCGATAAATGAGTCGCTACCTTCTTGGTTAGCGCTCGTATCAGTCGCTTGTTCTTGTGTTCCTTCGGCCTCTTGGCTTTCCGGGCCTTCGGCGAATCGTTGCAGGTCAAATTTTAATTTCAATTGGTCCATGTTGTTTTCATCCTTTCGAGTTCTATTCTTTTTTCTGCGTATTCTTCTTCCATTTGGTGAAGTAGCTTCATGCCTTCAAGGCCCATTGATTGAATGAGTTTTAAGTATTCAAGCCCTACACGACGACGCCCCTCGTCTAAGAGTGTGGTTTCGTTTGACAACGGGCTATAGATTCTTGTTGTGTCTAACAGCCGAGCCATAAAATGCCGTCCTAGCGGACTTTCCATGACGTACCGGAGCGCTTCCATATCCTTACTACGTATGGTTTCTTCTATGAGTTGTGCGGTCTTTCGTTCTTTTTCGTGCATATGCTACCTCATTCCTAGCCATTCTTGCATAGCGGGATTGCCGTCATTTGCCGCTTCTGTTGCGTTTTTAGCGGCGGCTGCAAGGTCCGGGGCTTGGGCAATGGCTGCTTGCTGCTGTGCTTGTGCTTCAGCTGCGGCTTGGGCTTCTTGTCGTTGTTTTTGGATTTGTTCAACTTCTTCATCCGAACGGATCATAGCTGCCGGCACGCCTACTTGTGCTAAGTAATTTGCGACCGCTTCCGTAAGGTTTACCTTATCGAGAACTGTTTGGTCGAACTGTGCAGCCTGTCCGATAAATCCAATGCCCTGTTCGATAGAGGTAAGACCACTCATCTTTTGTGCCTGGGCGAGCGGTGAGATATATTCGATCCTAAACTCTTCGCCTACAATGTCTTGCAGCTCTTCGGGAATGTCCGGGAATACGCCGCTTCGGTCAAGAATGTTATAGACCCTTTCTAAGATACGGTTCAAAAACTCGTATTGAAGGCGTTCTACCACCGGGCCTAACTGCTGTAATTTTTCTTGGTTACGGGCCATAACTTCCTGGGCCGTCATACGACCTTTGTCTAACTGGTCCAGCATCAAGAAGAGGTCCGAGGAGTACGTTCTCTTTACCCTATCTTCCACACGCTGGATTTTTCCTTCAAGTTCGCCGATTGCCAGTTGCCCTTGAAAAATAGGACGAATGGCTTCGTTTGGATCATTTATGGCCGTCGTGCCGCCAGGGAAGAGATTGATGTTACCCACTTGCGACGGAGGGACCTGTAGCGGAGGTTTTACGCCCATTTCAATAGCCGTAATGGCGTCAAGTTCCATTTGTTGTAGCATTTTGGCATCCGGTAAGGCGTTCCAGCCGGGGCCCGTTGCGTAGGCTTCTGTTCCCTTTACCGTATAACGGGCAACGGGAACGGGCCACTCTTCAAAGCCTGTAACGGCCAGGCATTCATCTTCATTTGAGTCTTCTACCCAGTATGTCGATGTGAACGGCATCTTTTTGTTGTTTAGCTTGTTTGGGTCGCTTTCTTCGTTCTTTTCGACGAGCCAGCATACTACGTGGTAGTTTTGATGGCCGCTTCCGTTATCGTAGGACTGCTTAACAGTCATCGGGCAATTGTCATATCCGAATTGCTTTACGATTTGATTTACGGTCATTTTGGCTCTTCTAGCAAAGGTTGAGACTCTTCCTGTTGCGTCACATGCCAAGGCGTATGTTCCAATCGTGTACGGAACAAACGTCACCGTGCCGCCTTGCGAAAAAATCCCCAGGGCCGCTTGGCCAAAGGGAAGTTCTGAATAACACTGGTGTATAGCGTTGTAGAAGTTTGAGCCTGACAGCACCGATTCCATGATATCGGCCCTTGTATCCAGGAACCGTTGTACGCCTGTGTCATCGGCTAGGTCCTTATTGCCAATACCAAAGCGAAACCAACGCCTAGACGGCGGTGTGAGCCCCGATTGAACGCCTGCTGCAAAGGTATCTCTTGCTTCTTGAATGACGCCTGTAAAGATTTCTTCGTCGTGTATGACGGGCTTTCCTGCCGTGTCGTCGTCGAAAAGTCCGTCATAGGGAAGTTCGTAATCACGGATTAACTTCCATACCCTTTCCCAGGGTCTACGGGCTTGAAACAAGGCGTTAAAGCGTTGTACGAGTTTTCTTTTGTCTTTGCACGTGTTCGGCTTTACCGTTTTTTTATTTTCCGTCGGACTTCTTGCTAATGCCGTTTCTACTTCTTTACGCATGTTTTTCTCCTTATCCCAGCGTGTTTTTTCCATTGGTTGTTCCTAATGCCGTGTCTATGGCTGTGCGCGTACTTTGAAAGCCACGCTTTTTACGCTGCTTTTCAACGCTATCGGCCGTTCCTTGGTCGCCGTTATTTACGGCCTGTACCGTAGGATCCGGTGTTTTAAATTCGGGAGATGATGTACTTCCGAACAGTCCTTTTAATCCACACATTGGTATTACCCCTTTCTAAACGGATTGTATTTTGTTTGTGCTGCCTGTTGCTGCCGTGTTCCTTTTAGTACCGGCAGCGAAAATGTTAAGGCCAGGGCGTCCGCTTTATTGGGTGACGGTACGCCACGGGCTTTCATGTGGTCTTTACTTTCTAAGATGATTTCGCCTTTTTCATTAACTGATGCTTCGGGACCTATGAGGTCATCTCTTAGGACGTCGTCATCCGGTAACACCCCGCCATTTATGAGCCAATCCTTCATTTTCCCCCATATTTCAGCCCTTTTATTGGCAAAACCTTTTGTTCCGGACTTTCCGCCGAACGCCACCAGCTTCCATGTTCTTCCCATAGTTACGCCAAACGAATAAAGCCCTGTGCCGTAGCCCTGGTCGATAAAGACGGCATCCGCTTTGTATTCATCTTCAAATCCTGCCAGGATTGCCGCCATGGCTCCGTCGTTGTCGTTTTTCTGATACTCGCCTAGGACTTTGGAGTAAAGGCCTTGGCGCATGATGATTACGAATTGGTCGCTACCTGTCCACGCCGGGTCCACGCCAATGATGACGGGTGCAAAGTTATATTCAGCCGGCCGGAGCGTTCTTTTTGCGGCCGCTTCAACTATATCTACGCCTATGTATTGCGCATCAGATGATGACGGGAATTCGCCACGTACACGGACTTTAAAGAAGTCCGAATCTTCGCCGTATTGATTCTTCCACTGTTCTATCTGGGCTTTGTTCGATATGGCCACGTCCCTGGAGTCTATCTTTTTGGTGTCCCAGTAGTTTCTGTATTTCGTGAAACACGAGTGAAACCTTCCTACGTTACGGGTAGGGTTTCCATAGCAGCACCAAATAATTTCCGTGTTCTTATCTGTTAAGGCACCTTCCGCAACTTCCCAGATACGATCATCTATAGCGGAGGCTTCGTCGAATATGATAAGAATTCTTCTCCCCTGGTTATGGAGACCGGCAAAGGCTTCGGTATTTGTGACGGACCAGGGGATAGCATCGATTCTCCAGGTCCTTTCGTGTTCCGCTTCAATCGAGAAGATAGCAGTTGCCGTGTAGGTAAATAGCTCTTTTGCGATAAATTTTCTGTACCATTTAGCAAGCTCTGCCCAGGTTTTAGTTCTTAATTGGGCTTCGGTGTTTGCGGTTACGACGCCTCTTGTATCCGGATGCGTCGAAATGGCCCATAAGATAACCCATGCAACAAGACAACTTTTTCCTATGCCGTGTCCTGATGATACAGTTTGACGAATTACTGTATCCGGTGTTTCCAGTCCTTTGGCGATTCTTTCCAGCTGCTCTAGTTGCCATTTTTGCGGCTTTTGTCCTTTTAATTCCGGGTCGTTGTCCCAGTCAAATGCGAAATATACCCAGGCTACCGGATCGTGAGTTAAGCGGCCTAAACAGTCCATAAGCTTGTATGCTTCGTCTTTATTCATTAGCCGCTTCTCCTTTCTTTAATAGCGCCCGTTGCAAGCGTTCCGATAAGTCCATGTTGGCGTTAATTTCAACGCTTCCGGTAAGTTCCGTTTGCTGCTTTTGCTTCCAGTCGTCCGGCACTAAATTGGTAAGAATGAAGGTTGCAGCCTTGGTTTCCGGCGGAACAAAGATAAGTTCGTTTTCTATCTTTTTGGTGACTTGCTTACCTACTACCTTGCCGTCTTTAACGATGTCTACGGTTATGGTCTCTTCTTTTTTCGGTGCCGTTTTTTCAATGCCAACGGCTCGTTGGAACAGCGCGTTTTCAACGACCGCTACGCAGTAGTCTTTACCGATTGAAAGTGCCTCCGAAAACTCCGGATGTTTCTTCGTCCACTCATAAAGCGTTGATTCGGAAATTCCGATGTAGGCGGCAATCTCGTCATTATGCCATCCTTTACGGCATAGGCTTTTAATAACTTCCAGGTTTTGGGTTGTGTGAAACTTTTTCCAAGTCGTTGAACGGCGCCTTATATTAATGTTTTTTCCTCGCGCGTCTTTTGTGCGCGTATCTGTGTTTTTAATAAATATCTTCTCACGGCGAATGGGTTCACCTCGTACTTTGTTTTTTGTCATGTTTTCTCCTACTTAAACGTACGCCGTCTTGTTGAGTGATAAACGGGCGTATGGTTTATATCCGTTTCGTTTGTTTTTCGTTTCTTTTGCCACTTTGGTTCAAAGCATATGCACCGTTCCGATTCTATTTGTAGGTGCATGTTCACGCATATTTCGCGGTGATTGTGTTTGCATCTTTGGTTATCGCATCGGATCATGCCGCCCTCGCTTTCATTACGGCAACAAAAAAGGAAGGCCTGCACTATACAGGTCTTCCTTGTCTTATTTTTCTAGCTTACATGATATCACAGAGTGATATGCAACTTTAAGTACCCTCTTT